CCGGGGAAAAGAGGGTGCCGAGGTATTCAATCAGGTCATGGGCCGGGTGCCATTTGCTGTCGGGTGGCTCCTGGATTTCTCTGGCTTCCACCCATGCCGGATTGACAATCACTTGCTCGTCCTTGGCGCTGATTTCATCGTCCCAGCTCAGTTCATGGCCGGGCTGAGAGGGCGCAGGCCGCCAGCCCATGTCCATGGCCATCTTCACCACCGTACCGCCTGTGATGGGCTCGGCTGTTGCGCCGTTAAAACTGTTCCATTTTCTCTGACATTCCATTTCATGGAACCGCCTGCCATCCCGACGGGACCAGTCCTCCCAGCAGGAGGCGGGATAACCCGCCTCCTTTAACCCCATTCCGACGGCCAACCAGCCGTCGTAGTCCAACACTGCTGGGTCTATGTACTCTAAGGCTTCCAGTAAATCAAGCCCGTTTTCGTGTGTGTTCATGTATCAATCTTCCTCTTACGTGGCCGTCGGTTATTTGCCTGTTCTTTTGCGGTTGCCCAACGGCAGTTATCGGGGTTATATCCTTTGTCGTTGTCGATGCGGTCAATACTGAGATCATCATCATAACCATGAGACAATGCCCAGGCCCGAAAGACAGGGTAGCTTTGCCATTCCTCGCAGACTTTGATACCACGCCCACCATAATCTTTATAAGCATGGTAATTAGGATTTCTGCAACGAGCTAACATATTTTCCCAAATATAATACAGGCGTCTTCTGCTGTCACCGTGGGTAGTGCGTTTGCCCGTCCTATTTGCCAGGGCAATAAGGCAACCACAACTCTGTACTTGACCACCGCGAAGATTTGAACTTCTTACAATAGTTTCTTTGCCGCAGTCACATTTGCATTTCCAATATGCTTTGCCATCCTTGCTGTTGGCACTTCGTTCAATAACCGTCAGTTTTCCGAACCTCTGCCCGGTCAAATCAATCAGTTTACCCATTGCCGCCCTCCTTTCTCTGTCTGGCATAGATGGAGAACCCGGCGGGGTCTGCCGCCGCTCTGGTGATGGAGTAGGCCAGGCGGAACCCGAATAATACGCAGGCGCACTCGTTAGCCCAGTCCAATACCGCCATAGCCTCCCACAGTTCCCCCATCTGCTCCTGGGGCATTTGTGCCAACGCTTTATCCAGCCGGGCCTTGGCCGCTACCACACCGGGGTACTCCATCCAGATACGCTCCCACTCGTCCGTTTGCCTGATGGCCTCCATCAGCTGATAGGCAAGGTCAAATTCTTTCATGCCGACACCTCCCCGGCCTCCCGCTGCTTTGCGCTCGCCGCAAAGATGCCGTCTGTCCCAGTCCGGAGAGTATCCAGCGAATCCCCCATGTGTCGGAGAATCAAATGGAGTGCATCTGAGTACATCGGGAACCGGGCGGCGAAGTTGATGGCAAGGGCAGGGCTTTTTTTCCTCTGGGTTGGAGGCCGTCATCGTCCATGCTCTCCAGTGTGACAATGAGTGCCGACATGGCCTGATTCAAAGCCGCGAAAGCGTTGTCTGCCACAACTCCAGCGTCATATAGGGTCTTGATTTCGCCTGTCATAATGTGCTCCTCCTTTATGGTGCCATTGTATGGCACTGTCCTAGTTGCCGATTATAGTGTATTATTATGGCACTGTCAAGACTTTTTTTAGGGAGGACACTTCATGTTTTGCGATAGACTTAATGCAACTAGGAAAAAAAGTGGTTTTACCGCTCAGCAAATGGCCGATATGCTTCAAACTGGAATAAGAAATTATCGAAAATATGAAAGTGGAGACGCAAAACCAACGCTTGATGGGCTTATCATGATTGCCGACATACTGGATGTGTCTACAGATTATCTTCTTTGTCGGGATGAATTTCTCTCAAAACACGTTGGTGAATATTGAACAAATCTTCCAGCTTGTCCCATAAATCGATGCTACCAAGTGTCTCCCCGCTTTCAATTTTCTTATAGTGCCTCAATCCGACATGTAACTTGTCCGCCATAGCCTGTTGGGTCAGGTTTGCAGATTTGCGAGCATTTTGCAGGTTTACTCTCATGCGTTTTCACCACCCCTGTATTCAGATGGAACGATCCCTTTCGGAACCTGCCACTTATTGGCGGCAATCCGGTCAATCAGGTGTTTCGCATCCTCAAATCGCCAAGTGCCGACCCGGGTAAAGCCTTTGCTCTCCAAAAATCGAATTTGCTTGGGTGTGGTAAGTCCTTCTGTGCGTCGTTTTGCCAGCCGGTCTAACAGCAGAGAGGCTTTGCCCGCATTTTCGATTTCATCAGGGAATATACCCAACTTTTCCAGTGCGGTTCTCTGCTTATCAGACGGAGGGCCAAGGTCAAGGCCAAACACAGGTTTGTAATTGATAAGGTCCTCTGCCGCTATACTGAGCTCAAATTGCAGAGGATCCACCAGCTTGCGCTTGCGGGAACGCATTTCGGCCAGCTGCTTTGCCAGGGACTCCTCCCGCTGGGCCACAACGTCCTCACTGGCCTTTTTCTCGGCCTCCTCAATGTCAACCGGGCATCCGGCCGCCTCGATGTTCTCGGTCATCTTCCGGGCAACCTCGTCCGATTCACAAATCAGGTTGGCGGGGTGGCACAGCTCATGGCGCTCGGTATGCCACAGGAAGTCCAGGAGCAACAGGTCTTCTTTGCCGGGAAACAGGCGGGTACCACGTCCCACCATCTGGCTATACAGGCTCCGTACCTTTGTGGGCCTCAGCACCACCACACAATCCACGCTGGGGCAGTCCCAGCCCTCGGTCAGCAGCATGGAATTACAAAGAACGTTATACTTCCCCTCGTCAAAGTCCTTGAGGACTTCCGCCCGGTCTTGGCTGTTGCCGTTGACCTCCGCCGCCCGGACCCCCTGGGCATTGAGCAGGCGGCAAAACTTTTGAGAAGTGCGTACCAGGGGCAGGAATACCACCGTCTTGCGGTTCTCGCAGTAGGTACGCATTTCCTCGGCAATCTGGTGTAAGTAGGGGTCAAGGGCCGTGTCAATGTCGGAGTTTTTGAAGTCCCCGGCCTGTACTCCCACATGGGAGAGGTCAAGGGTCAGGGGGATGGTGACGGCCTTGATCGGGCAGAGGTATCCGTCCTTGATTGCCCTGGGCAGGGTGTACTCATAGGCCAGGTGTTCGAAATACTGGCCCAGGTTCCGCATATCCCCACGGTCGGGGGTGGCAGTGACGCCCAGCACCCGGGCCTCCTCGAAATAGGTAAGCACCCGCTGATAGCCGTCAGACAGGGCATGGTGGGCCTCGTCCACCACAATTACGTCGAAATAGTCAGCCGGGAACTGGCCCAGCCGTTTCTCCCTCATAAGGCTCTGAATAGAACCCACGGTCACCCGGTACCAGCTATCCAGGCACGTTTCCTCGGCCTTCTCCACGGAGCAACGGAGGCCCGTGGCCTGGAGCAGCTTATCGGCGGCCTGATCCAGCAGCTCCCCACGATGGGCTAGAATCAGGCACCGGCGACCGGAGCGTACCATGTCCTCAACGATCTTTGAGAAAACAATGGTCTTTCCGCAGCCGGTCGGCAATACCAGGAGCGTTCTGAGGAACCCGGAGGCCCAGTCGCTTTTTACAGCCTCCCGGGCTTCCTGTTGATAGGGCCTCAGTTCCACTTAGAAGCTCCCCGAGCTCCAGGGGGTGGGGGTCCCCTGGGGCAATTCGGTCCACTGCTGGTCGGACCCCTGGGCCGCGGGGGGCTTGACTTCCGGCGCACTCTCCGGGTCGTAGAACTCCGTGATCTCGTTGTTCTCCCGCTCCTTGCCGTCGTTGCCCGTCCACTTGCGAACACCCACATGGCAAACGCCAGTGGAGCCGGGGACGGCCCCCCAATTCATCCGCATGGCCTCGCCGTGCTTGCGCTGGCCGATGGAGGTAAAGAACTGGCACAGCTTCCACTCGAACTTGCTGTGAAGAAAAAGGTTGGTCAGCACATCGCCAGAGGCCTCGGCGCTGCTGACGGTCACCGTCAGAATGGCCTTGTTGCAGGCCGGGATCTTCTCGCTGCCACTGTGCCGGGCACGCTCGAATTTCTTCACGGTGAAGTTGTAGTCCCCTTCGGGGAGAACCTGGAACGGGCCTTCGTCGCGCTGGATTTCATCATCCCAGCCAAATTCCCGGGGCATAGAATCGTAATCGCTCATATTGTAGCTCCTTTCAAGCTGTTCAAAATTTTTGCGGGAGGATAGTTGCACTTGGCCGTACAACTATCCTCTTTTTCCTTCCCAGGTTATAAGGCTCTAAAAGGGGAGAGGATCGTTGGCCTTGATCCAGTTGCAGACCTGCGCCCATGCGCCGACCAAAACGCCCTGGATGAAGTCGGCCGGCAAATTTTCCAGCGGGGTTTGCTCCGGGAAATACCCACGGGCCGCAAAGGCCGCCTGCACCTGGTAATCCTTCACACCGTTGGCTTTCATCAGGTCACGCAGCGCCTTGAGTGCGTCGGCGTTATCCTGGGGCTTGGCATCCTCCTGGGGTGCCAGGGGAGGTGCCGGGGCCGGGTCAGGCTCCGGGGGTGGAGGGGGCGGCGCAGGAGCAGGGTCAGGGGCGGGGGTGCTGGCCTGCGCCGGGGGCGGAGGCGGGGGAGCAACCGGGGCCGGGGGCGGCGTTACCGGGGCAGAGGGGGCCGCTCCCGTGCCGATGTACTGCGCCAGGGCAGAGAAGTCCAGGGGTAACTCCTCCGGCAGTCCCAGCCGGTTCTTTGCGTCCCAGCACGGGTGGTGAGCAGTGTACATGATACGTTTGCCGCCTTGCGCTTTGTGCTTTTTGCCTTTATCATCTGCCGCTATAACCATTACCTTGTAGTTGGCGAACAATAAGGCATCCGACCATTCTTTTGCCAACGGAGCAACATTTTTAGAAAGCTTCATCTCCCAGCGATCATATGCACCCATCTCGTCAGGCTGCTCAAACTTCCGCATCTTTGCGTGAGCCGTTCCCAGTACGTTTACCCCTCGGTCAATTACTTCTTCCAATAAATTAAGCAAACGACCAAATTCCTCAGCTACGTAAACGTAGCCTTTCCCATACGAAAAACTTTCAAGTCCATCTTTCTTACTTTTTGCGCAAACGCTGTCAATGCACATCCGTTCAGCCCAATCAAGGGTATCAATAACCAAGGTTTTGCAGATATCGGGCGTATCTCGGACATACTTCACCTCGTCCATAAGCATAGCCCAGCTTGTAGGCTTGGGAAGCCGGGCTACATCTAAGTGCTTCGTACTCCCTTCTGTATCAATGAATAGTGCTTCGGGAAAATTGCTTGCGAATGTTGACTTTCCAATCCCCTCGGGGCCAAAAATTAGGATTTTCTGCGCTCCAGGTAGCTTCCCTTTGGTAATTTCCATTGCTTTCACTTCTTTCTTCGATTGTTTGCCTGTGTTTTCGCATCAACCCATCTACAGTTCTGAGGTGAATATCCTTGATCCACATCAATGCGATCTAATGTACCTACAGACTATTTGCTTTGCCGGGATTTATCGCTCTTAAGGTCCTTTGATGGATTCCAGTGATGTCCTCCAAATTATCCCAGATTTCAAAATCGCCCGTTCTGTCTCCAGCTTCAATTTGCTGGTAGTATCTAAGGCTAATTTCCAGCTTGTCCGCCATAGCCTGTTGGGTCAAGCCCGCCGCCTTGCGGGCGTTCTTCAAATTCTCTCTCATTAGAATTTCCCCGCTTCCCATGTGGGCGTTGGTTTCGGCTGCAGAACCTCGGAGTATCCATCCGAAATGATAATGCTGCAACCCTCTCCATCGGAGGACACCCTGGTTGCAATGATTTGTAAACCCTCCTGCTCGGCCCAATCGCCAAACTCCCGCAAAGTCTCAATATCCATTGCCTCCAGGCCATCAACCAAGACGAACCCACAGTCAGGTTTGAGCGCCCGGACAATAGCTGTGGAAACTTTTAACTGATTTGAGCCGCTCATGCAGTCCCAAGGCTTGCCCTGGTAGGTCAGTTCCCCATCCTCCACGGAGAGGCCGGGGAGGGGCAGTTTTGCGCCTTGCAGGAGATCTGTCTTCTGCTGGCGTACCGCCTCCAGCTGTGCCGTCAGTTCGGCGTATTGGTCGCCGCACTCCTTGGCCTCAGCCTCCGCTCGGGCCTTGTCCTGGTTGGTACGGACCTTAGCGTTGACGGCCTCAATATTTCGGATGCTGGCCTCCAGTTCATCAGTAGCCTCGTCCTGAAGGTCAAGGGCCGACTTTTGGGCAGTCTCGTAATCGGCACACAGGGTCTTATACTGTTCTTCCAGCAGTGCCAGCTCTTTGCCTACCCGATCCATTTCCGCCGCCAACTGAGCCGCCCTCTCCCGCTTGCGCTGGTTTTCGCCGTTCCGGGCGAGGATGTCCTGCTGGCGCTGGATGAGGTCATAGGCGGAAACCGGCTCGGCGGGGGCCTCGGGGTAGCTGGGCAACTCCTTGGCATACTTCGCTTTCTGGTCTGCGATCTGGCCGATGGCGTGCCGCTGGTTATACAACTCCTTTTCCTGCCGCTCCAGCTTTTCCACCTGTTCCTCCAGGCCGATAATGCGCAGGAGGGTGGTAGCCTTTTCCTTGCTGGTAGACTGCATGAACCGGGGCATATCAAGGGCCAACTGCTCCACAAAGGAATTGAGCAACTGCTGGCCCGCCTTGCGGCCGGAGGCGTCCGTCACCTTCAAATCGCTGTTCTTGCCCGACCGCTCCACGATAATCCCGTTGGACAGCTCCAGACGGAGCCGGGGCGGGAGGACGGAGCCCTCCCGCTGGGCCTGGGAGGGCCGGTAGCGGTCCCCGCCCAGCGCCCACACAATGGCATCCAGGCCCGAGGTTTTGCCCTGGTTGTTGCGGCCCCCGATCACCGTCAGGCCAGTGGGGGCCGGGGTGAGGGTCAGCGCCTTAATGCGCTTGACGTTCTCAGCCTCAAACTGAGTAATTTTGACTGACATACTTAGCTCCTTTTCTTCTTCGTTTTGGTGGCTTTCTTCTCCGGGTCGGTACCCTTCTTTCCCCGCTCGATGCAGTACTGGCGAACAATCTGCTGCTGCTCATAGCCGGTGGTGCTGACCAACTGGCCGTAGCTGATTTTTCGTTTCCGGGCCTCCAGGGCCAGGGCGGTCAATTCATCGGTAGCGGTGGCATAAATGCCGTTCTGAATCTCGGTCAAGCCATCCCCTCCACCACAGCCATACGGCCCTTGGAGAAGTAGCGGCTGACAAATTCGCCGGTCTGCCGCCAGGCCACGCAGTCAATGAAATCCGTGGCCCGCTCGCCGGTCTGCTTGTCCTTAAAGCCCCGGTCCACTGCCAGGCGGAAGGAGGCCACTGGAACCCCAGCCTGGGTCCGCCGCAGCTCCGGGTCCCGAGTGAGACGGCCCATAATTACGATGTGGTTGAGCATTAAAATTCCTCCTATACAAACGATATTGGCGGCATAGGAATCTCTGCCCCGTTGTTCGGTCTCCAAAGATGTAAAACATGCGGATGAATATTCACATACTTACTTTTTGGTGGGTGATACTGCACCACGGTTTCCTCCGGGCCAAAAAACATATCCTTGATGGCGCACATCTCATCCCAAGAAGGACACCGCTTTTGATTCTTCGGGTGTATGCTCACATGGTCCCATCCACCACCATCAGAAGCAATGCAGAAAAATGAGCGCCCATTGACAAACACCTTGAAGTAGCCGCACCCACTGTCTCCGTTTACCCCGGCAATGCGGCGCTCATCTTCCATCAGACGATATTTGTCCAACGTATGTAAATCTTTCAAACCACTAATCCCTCCTGTACTCAATGTAAATCACGGTCTTGAGACGGCCCATAATTACAATACGGTTGAGCATTAAAATTCCTCTCCTCTCACAGGAAGAATAAGTCCAACCAGTGAGCCGATTCCGTCATAGACATAAACCGTTGTTGTCCCACCATTAGAAAAGAACTGACCACCGGTAAAATGGTTTAAGAACTTTTGATCCACAAGAGAAATCGTTTTCTTATCTTTGGACCAGAGTTTTGCCAGCGTTCGGCCCGCATCCCTTTTTCTAACGTTGGAATCAAAAATCTGGATCATTTTATCCTTATCAGCGGATGTGTCATACTGAAATTCTGGGATATCTTCCCACCTGATTTTCAATTCGCACTTTTTAAAAACTATAACATGAAACCCATCCGTAAGGCCAATATCGTCATCGGAGATATTTATACGCATCATGCGTTTTGTTGCGCTAAGCATATCTTTCAGCACTTCAACCTGAAATTTTGTTCTGTCAAACACAGTTTTCCCTCCTGTACTCAATGTAAATCACGGTCTTGAGACGGCCCATAATGAAAATCTTGTTCAGCATTGTGATTCCTCCTTGGCTCTAAAAATCACAACCATCGATGGAAACGGTGCACTATTTTTACACCCCCCAAATTTTAAGCGCCCACGAATAAATCGGACTTCAACTCCGCTTTTTTCATATATGTAATCGTGGAACCATCTGGTGTCTGTCCTTGCTGGAAGTAGCATGACAACAGTTGCACCAGTTACAGAAGAAAGAAACGCCCGTCTCACCCAAGATCCAACTTCCCTTCCGTACGGAGGATTGCACCAACAAACACCTGTCCACGGTTGAGACAACCCATCCACCTCTGGCGTATAGTATTTCTTGCACTTTGCGTTCGCCGGGAGGGCGCACACATCAAGATCAAAATGAAACTCGTCGTTCAGTTTGTCGAAAAAGTCTTTCGGAGTTTCCCATAAATCGGTTTTGCTCGAAAACATGACTTCTGTATTCATCGAATCGCTCTTTCTTACTTTCTTATTGTTCCTGTCCTTCCGCCGCCGCACCCTTCGGTTTGTAGATTGTGTTCATGTCCGTTCCTCCCATTCTGGGCACATATCATTTGTCTCAACGCAATACTGAAAGTACATACTGTCCCCGTGACAGCACGTAAGCTCCGGATTTTCGCTCCAATCGTCGCAGGCAACCCAACGGCACGTCCCGCAGCATTTAGTCTCCATTGGTGGCCTCCTTGTGCTGATGCAAAAATACATATTGACTGTTCGGCCCAGCGTTACGGGCCAGCCAATCAAGCGCCTGTTCCTGGCTTAGGTGATTCCGTGCCGCCCGGACCTCGTAGGCAAACTCGCCCCTGGACTGCTTGTCCGCTATGCGGGCTTCGATTTCGGCGCGGGTGTGGTTGGCTTCGATGAGATAGTAGTCGTAGTTTTTGGCTTCAATGTGGTCAAGGGTGCTGGTGTCAGTGGCGTAAAATATCGTTTCATAGTCCAGCTTCAAATGGTATCCGCAATTTTGTACATCATGCGGAATGATTTCCGCCTTAAACTGGATGCAAAATCCGCATTGATACCATCTACCAGGCTTAATCAAAATAATCGACTGTTTATCAACTCCGGCCTCCAGCAGATGCGGCTCCATCCACTTGCAACACACCCACCGCAGGGTGGGACGCTCCAGGTGGAGCGCCCGCACCGTGGCAGGTTTGAAGTGGTCCCCGTGGGCATGGGTGAGAAGCACCAGATTCAGGCTCTTGATGTACCCGCTCTCCCGCAGCTTCTTCATGGGTATGCCCATGTCAATGGCAATCTCTCCGTTTATGATGACGCAGTTTCCGGTTGAGCCAGTGGCAAGAATGTCATACGTCACTCAGGCTCACCTGCTCTTCCTGCTGGGCGGCGGTTTCCAGGGTGTCCTGCGGCGCTTCGAACGGAAGCTCTGGCGAAAGTTCCGCCGCAGGTATAGTGGGCGGAAGCTGTGCCTCCGGGGCCTCAAAATATTCCTCACTCTCCGTTGCGGTGTCCGCTTCAAAGGCCATCTGGAGATCGATTGACATAACACCCCACTTGCTGATCAGCTGCCGCAGCATGGTCTTGTGAGCCATTCCATCGAAGTCCTTGTACCAGAAGGAGGAGTAAAGCCATTCATCCTTTGCGGGGTAATTGTGGGCTTCGTAGTCGGCGAATGATACTTTTGGATAGCGGCCGTTCGTGGCCTCCTTGCTGAATGCCGCACTGTAGCGGTCAGCGTGGGTGACCATCTTCTCCTTGCTCCAGTAGATGGTTTTGGTAAACCCGTTCAGATATTCGAAGGAAGCCAGATAGCCAACTGTACGGGCCTTTCCGCGCTCCTCTTCATCCTCGATAGGAACGATAGAGAATTCCTCGGTAATAGGGTTCCAGCCGTGCAGCTCTCCATCCTTGACAGAAACGACATTCAACCGCCTGTACTGTCCGGAGCGGAGGGCCAGCTGAATCAGTCCCTTGTAACCAAGCACAAACTGAGCATTGGTGCAATTATTTTTCTTGTCCTTGAACGGAACGAGGTAATACTGCCCCAGCTGGGGGGAGGGGGAAAGGTTCAGGCTTTCACCCAGCAGAGCACCGGACAGGATGGTCTGCGGCGTGCACTCCTGGAGCGCCGGATTGACCGCCACGGCGCTGATAATGGCGGAGACAAACCGCCGCGCTCGGTTGGGGTCTTTGATGGTGTTGTTGATAAGCTTCTGGTAGCTCGGGGTGGAAATCATTGCAGAAAAGGCGGGGCGCTGGGCCGCTGTGGTGTTACTCATACTGGATGCCCTCCATATTCAAAAATTCTTTCAGCTTACGAAGCTTGGATTTCGTCGTCCTGACGGTAAATGTACATTTGAAAACAGGCTCCGGCACTTCCATAACCGCCGGCGGGGCCACCGCCTCCACCCGGCGGACGGATTCGGCCTCCTGCGCCCGAATAGTCTCTCGGGCCTCCCGGAACTTTTTTTGTTCCTCTATGCGCCTGTGGCGCTCCTTAACGGTGCAGATTGCCCCGGCGGCGTCCAGCGTCTTCTGGTACTCCACCATGATTTCCCCGGCATCCTCCAGGGTGTTGATCCGGTCCACGCTCTCCGCCACACCAGCCACAAAGAATGCCAGCTGCTCCATCAACCTCTTGGGCGTCTTGGCTTTGGCGGAAGCCATGTCCACTTTGATCCCGGCCCGCTCGTAGGTCAGCCAGTCAAGGTGGTGGACGGCGCACAGTTCGGAAAAATAGTCCCGCAGTTTGTCCTCACAGCGGGCTTTGATTTCCGCTTCTACCTCGCTGACTTTTCCAGAAAGGGACTGGTCAGCTTTCTGAAACGGTGCGGTCACACACTCCCTATAGACCTCCTCCAGCTGATCATAGGGCTCCATAACGGCCTTCTTTGCCGCCTTCCGAAGCGTCTCTGCCTCCTCAAACTCCTTCCGCATTTCCGCCCGAAATTCCTTTACTGCCTGGACGGTGTCCAATGTACAAACCATGCTTTCGGCATCAAACGCCCGCTGCTCCCATCTCTCTTTTAAGGTCCGCAGCTGTTCTTCAATAATCGGGAGTTGCTTAACAACGATTAAATTTTCCATCTAATCTCCCTCGTTTTCCCTTGCACATACCCCGCACAGCGGGGCAGGGTCGAAAATATTGAGCCGGCACCCGCAGACCTGACATAGTTCATCCCATACAGGCTCCGGTTCATCCAGCGGCGGCTCCGGAGCGTTGAAATACCCGGTCGGGTTGGTGGGGTGCATCATTCCTCTACCTCCACAAATTCGCCGTTTTTAAGCTTGTACCGAACATTCGGCTTGACCTTCTTGCCGTCGACCAGGGCACATTTCCCATCCTTGATATCCCATTCTCCATCGATTTCTTCCCACTCATAGACCGTAAGCCACGATCCTACCTTCTCAGCCATCGCGGTTCCGTCAATCCCAAATGAAGCCGCAATAGAATGTTCTCCATGCACTTCGGCGTGGCCCCTGTACCCCTGTGCGGCGGCGTGGCCCCTGTACCCCTGTGCGGCGGCGTGGCCGCTGTCACCCAGGGCTATATTTCCTTTCGCAAGTTTTTTGATGTACTCAATTTGGGCTTTTATGATTCCTAAAATTCCAATCTCCGCTTTCAATGTAAGCTCGCTTGAAGCAATTTTGCTGTCCTCATTGCTTCGGTCAATTTCTCCATCTGCCTCACAGGAGAAAAAACGTCTTCTATCCGTCGGCGCAAAATACGACCAAACATCCATGGGAACCTCACAGGAATGAAAACCCTTATCCTCACATCGAATAGCTCCGTCATCCGTGTAAGTTTTCCCAATCTCATACTGAAAACCACCACGACATTTCATTTCTTTGTCAGTGCCCTTAAAGGTTAGCATCATAAATTCCCCCATTTCTTCGAGGCTTCTATAACTTTTCGTGCGTATGCTCTATCGCCATCGTCATAGCCTCTGTTGTAGCTCCGTAAAGCCGCCGGAATATCTCCATCGTACCGCGTGATCTGCCCCGCCAGATGGGCCACCCCCGCCTGGATATTCTCGGCGGGAGTGAGGTCTGATGGGTAATACTTTGTGTTTAGCTGAAAAAGTCCTCTGCAAAGGCCATTGTCCGCCTTCGGGTCAAACCCGCTCTCGACCTCGATCAGCCCAAGCACCAGACACATCGGTATATTATCCGCCTCACATGCCGCTCTCAGCACCGCCTGAAGTTCCCGGTCAAGGGGGATGGCCTCGTCATACTGCTCCGCCCGCATGGCCTCCACGGCCTCTGCAAGACGTGTGCAGTCAATAGGCGGGGCAACCGCCACTACCTCCACGGGGGACTTGTCCGCCTCTGCGGCCCGGATTGCCGCGCCCTCTGTCATCTCGTAGTAAACAGTCACTGTCACCAGAATCACCGCCAGCGCCGCCAGACACAGCTTGTCCGTCCGGCTCATGGGCGGTCGGTCTGTTAATTTGTTCATGGATTCCTCCTTTCCCCGCCGTCAGGCGGGGCCTTCTTTTGTCTCAAAATCTTTGCAAGGTTGGGTCAGAGCGCCCTTTTTCTGCTCATGAAGCAAGCAGTAACCGGAGCTGATAGGGGTATACATCCTGATATTTCCTCGATTCTCCCGATAGTGCTGCTCAAACCAAATGCAGTTGACACATGCTCTTTCGCTCCGGTCTACGCAGATACTTCTGGTCATTCCCCTCTGTGTGTTCAGATAGTTCTCTACTTTTGCGGTCATTGCCATTTTGCTTTCCTCCTTGTTTTTTTGCTCGTGTCGTGTTATCCTTTATCCAAAGAGCTTTTCCACTGTGCTCTTGAGTGACCTAGCTATCAAAATCGCAGCCGATACAGAGGGGTCTTGCACACCCTTCTCAATACGCTGATAGCTTTTCAGCGAAATCTTTGCAAGGTCAGCTATTTCCTGCTGTGTTTTACCCTGCTGTTCCCGCCTATTGCGTAAACGCTCGTTCATGCGCCCTCCCTTCTTGAGACGTTTACGTCCTATTTCTGCACTCATTATAGGACGTATTCGTCTCATTGTCAACACTTATTTTTGGAGGAAATATTATGGATTTTTCGACACGGCTAAAAGAACTAAGGAAAGCAAAAAAAGTTAGTCAAACCTCCCTTGGAAAAGAAATTGGAGTTACTTTGAAGCAAATACAAAGGTATGAATCAGGTGAAAACGAGCCAACTCTCTCTATACTTTTGAGATTGTCTGATTTCTTCGATGTATCTGTTGACTATCTGACCGGAAAGTCGGACCATCCGTATGTCGTGGCTGTATTCGGGCTTCCGCCTGCATTCCACGAAGCTATTTATACCGAAATGGAAAAGCTCGGTATCCCAAAAGACCATGCAGTAAAAGAAAGCAAACACGGCGCTGTGTCTGGAATCGACGGAATCATTGTTGAACGACTAACCCCTTGGCAGGCCAAAACGCTTTCAGAATCTGTAACAAAACGAGTAGTTTCAAAATAAGACATAAGATTTAACTTGATTTCTTCGCAGCCTTGCGCTATAATCAAAGTACAAGGCCGATTTCGTAGGGTTTTCGGTCCGCCCCGCCCGGTTGCACCCGGACGGGGCTTTTGCTGTCTTAGCCGTCGCCGTAGCCGTAGCCGGAGCCGGAGCCCCGCCCCTGCTGGTTGTAAGTCGGCTTGTTCAGCCGGGTGTAGCCCGCCCGCCGCATCGCTGCACGGGCCTTGCTCCGCAAAAGCTCTCGCATGGTGTCACCTCCTCCTGATCATCAATGCGGACTACTTTTATAGATTCTTTAATCTTGAATCCCATCCGCTCAGCCTCTTCCCGGCGGAGGATAAGTAGTGCCTGCGCAAGAGCGTTTGCCGCCTCCAGCGGAGTTGCGCTTGAATATGCTTTAGGTGCCATGAAACCGCCTCCTTATCCTCTATTTCTATGCTGGAATGGCTGTCCAATTTGTGCCAAAATCGTGATTGGTTTTCTCTGTATCGCTGTTGTGCTACGCCTTGCCCCCATTCCCGCCCTGTGGTAAAATGTGGGCGGGAAGGAGGTGATAATATGGAGCCAATCAATCACTTTGCTTTTAACGCCGCAAAAGAAATCGCTATCGCTTGCCTAAGCGGGACAAACCTCAGAATTGACAAAGAAAACGGAGAATGTGTAGCGGATTTCTTTGAGACAATCTACAACAAAGCTTTAAAACTCTCACAAGACACCGAAGTCAAGTGACCATCTCTTTCAGCACCTTCGCAACCGCCGGTAGAGCTTCCACCTCTGCGGCGGTTGCATCTTTTTCGCTGGCCCGCTTCACAAACTCCAGCAGGGTTTCACGCAGTTCCTTTTGAATATCAGCAGCGTTCATCATCTCACCTCCTCACTGGTGTGTCCGCACTGGCGGGGGCGTTTTATTTTTCATCGGCTGGGTTTCGACGCACTACCCGCAAGTCTGCTGCAACTCCTATCTCCTCCAGTGCGGTTTTGTACAGAAACAGCAAGGCTCTTGCGAAAACGTCCATTTCTTCATTTTCCATAAAATCGCCTCCTTGATCTGTCCCATAGATATGAGCAAAGGGTTGTCCAGCTTGCGTCAGGATGGAAAATGAACCTACCTCTGTAACGCTTAAAAGTCCGTCTTATCGGTCTTGGCCTGTGCTATCATGACTAGGCGCTGTCCTGCTCCGTAAAGGCGAAACAGAAACCTCTATAGACAAATTCCTTAATGATTTTTGAGAAATTCCTCCACAACACCATCGAACATTTTTCCCGTTCTGCCTTAGTCAGGGATGTAATACACGCTGCCTTGCTAGAACTTGCGCCACTCCATCCGCCTGTGATAGAATTAGGTGGAAGGATGTGACCGAATATGCTTTCAGAAGAAAACTACAAGGCCCTTTTGCGGTTCCGTAATGGGCTGGTAAAGTACGATAAAAAGTTGACCGAGCGAGAAGAACTTTTGCTTCATTATGGGCTTATCCGAATTGTGAAACGGAAAGAAGCTACCAATGGAGACGGATACACTATGACCTACATCCAGGAGTATTGGAAAATCACGGCCTTGGGTGAGGACGCACTACAAGAGTTTGAAAACTCCCCCCTTATGGAACAACTTGAAGAATTAAAGAAACTGCGTCAGGATTTTGACCAGTACCGTTCCGAGTATGCTGCCTATAAGAGCGCCGAAGAACATCGCACAAAAATAGCGGAACGAAAGGGAGCTATTCGAGGATTCATATCCGCTTTGCTGGTTACAATTATCGGCGGCCTTGTTGTTTACTATTGGTCCGCCACCATTTCGTTCCTTGCAAACCTCTTTGCTCACTGAAATTACCCCCTTCCTATGTACCGCTTAAAGCACCCTCTGCTCCAAATCGAATGTGCGCAATGGGGAACCGATATACTTCCTCAATTTTTCTGCACAGAAACACGGTAGGCACAGTCTTGCCGGATTCGTAATTCTGGAGCGTCTCTTTCGATATACCAAGTAAGTCCGCCGCTTCTACTTGTGTCAGATTGGCGTTTACTCTTGCCGCCGCAAGTGTAATTTTCGGGTATTGCGTGGTAATCACCCCCCTCCAAATAGTCCGGTTTATGGGATACTTCACGCGGTAGACTGGCCGGTATCCTGCTCCGTCCTTGCGCCTCCTCAATTTTCGTGGTACACTATGGGAAAAAGGGGGCAAATTAAATGAAACTAAATCCAGATTGTGTACGTGATATCCTTCTTGCCTTAGAGGAACACGACTCCTATCAGGCCTTTCTAGAATTGGGGGCAGAAACGGTTTCGAGTTTTTCCTGCCTGAGAGATTACTAACATTCGAGAAAATAAAGTGTGGAGCGGAGTGAAGTCCGTCGCTGGGAAAATTGGGACAAACTCTCTGCAAGGATTGACTCAAATCGCTGCTGCTACCATAACATCGCTGATTAAGGCGCAATTCGGATTGCCTTAATTCAAGTCACCGTATATGCAGCAGCTTTTTCCATACGTACATAGTGCAGGCCCTCATTTCTTCGTCAGATGGGGGCCTGTAGCCCTTTTCCTCCATGTACTTGGCCAATGCGGCCACTCCAACCCAATACAGGAGCCATCCGACCGCACACACAACCGTTGTGCAAAAGAAAAATAAACTGAGCATTTCCTCACCCCCTCCCCGCCGTCTCCCCATCCCGCTCCGCCGCCCTCACGCCCCGGCCTGGGCTATCATGGTCAGGCGCTGGTCTGGCCGGTGTCCAGACCGAGCAGATAGTCTGTGGAACGGCCGATCATGTCCTGGAGCTACTTCAATTAGTCAGTCGTGAAATTAAACTGTTGATTTTCTCCCCGAAATATGGTAAGATTTCGCCGAAAGGAGGGATTTTCGATGGATGTACAAAGCGTTGCTAAAGAACTAACAGTAGCTGCCATCAATCAAGGAATCATCTCATTCCCGGAATTTCAAGCCTCACAGGATGAGATAACCATTTTGAGCCAGAATGAAAAGAAAGCGCTCGCTATCAGCCATTTTTACCGAGACATAGAAGCGGCAATTTCAGATTGACCACAGACACCCGACTTCCACTCGGGTGTCTTATTTTTAGTCTGGGGTAAAAGGCCTGTAACCGCCTATGGTCAAATTCCCCCTAATATCCCGGAACATAAGCTCTATTTCAAAAGGCGTTAATCCGCTTTTAGAAACGATATCCGCCACCTGCGTGGCAATTTCTGTGGTATGTTTGTCCATCTATCTCGCCTCCTTTTACACCTTTACCGCGTTATCACCATTTGTCGATTTCCTGGGCAAAAAAATATCACAATAGCGTCTTTCATCTAAGCCAAGAACATCTACAATGGATGCCACTTCATCGGTATCCGGCTTATATGCGCCGTTAAGCATTTTGGTTACTTTATTCCTATGCCACCCGATTTTGTCTGCAAATGCTAATTGTGTTCTGTATTTTGCAACAATTTCGCCCCTCAGCAAATTTGTGTCCAATGCAAGTCACCCCCTCATCTCCGTTTGGTGATTTAATGCTATCACAGTCCGGTGATTATGTCAATAGTTTTTTTGAAAAAATTATTGCATTTGGTGAAATCACGTGGTACAATGGTTTCGTACTAAGGGGGTGTGGAAAGTGAAGCGGGTTTCCAAAATATCTGAAAGAATAAAGCAATATCGGGAACGTATGGATTGGACGTTAGCTGACATGGAAGAAAAGACCGGCTGTCCAGCGCAAACACTCAACCGATATGAGTTAGGGCAAAGAATACCAAAAATAGATACTGCTATTGAACTGGCAGAAAAGCTATCAATTAACACTTTATGGTTACAAGGGTATGATGTTCCGTGCGATTTTTCAGAAAGTGAAGATGGACAAAATTTATCAAGCGAGGAAAATGCCCACATACAAAAATACCGCCTCCTTGACCCATTCGGGAAGGAAGCGGTGAATGGTGTTTTGAATGTGGAATCCCGGCGGTGTGAAGCGGCCAGGGCCGCAGCGATAAAGGAACAACGGCAGCAGATGGAAGCCGGGGATATGATTGACTTTAAGAAGGTCATCCGGTTCAGCGTTCCCGGATACTCCATGCCTCTGAGCGCAGGAACCGGCCAAGAAGCAGGACAGGAATATCCTGAGAACTACACCTTGGTCAAAGAACCGCCCCGGGGGACCTCCTACATTGCTCCGGTTAGCGGAGACAGTATGGAGCCAACTTATCACAATGAGGATATAGTTTTTGTTCACTCCTGCGAGGAAATCCCTGTTGGGAGAATCGGGGTATTCCTTATGGATGGAAAGCAGTGGATCAAGGAACTGGGTGACGGAGAATTGATCTCCCATAACCCAGAATATGACCCGATTCCAATGCGTGAGGATATCAGGTGCCAGGGCCTGGTGCTGGGCGTGTGCGACGACAGCTATTTTGAGTGACCAACCGCCACGGGCGGAGAAATAGAGAGGAGATTATTATTGGCAACCGCAAAAGTTGAAGGCATGATCCATGCCAACGGTGTGGACATTTCCGTTGTAACTATGGTAGGGAGCGAGGACGATTATATATCGTTGACGGATATTGCAAGGCATAAAAACCCTGAATTTCCTGCTGACGTTGTAAAAAATTGGCTCCGAATCAGAAGTACAATCGAATTTTTAGGCCTTTGGGAGCAGTTGAACAACCCAGAGTTTAAACTGGTCGAATTCGACCAGTTTAAAACTGACGCAGGTTCAAATGCGTTTGTACTATCTCCTCAGAAATGGATAAAAGAGACGGGCGCGATTGGACTGATCTCAAAATCAGGTCGATACGGCGGAGGTACTTTTGCGCATAAGGACATCGCTTTTGAATTTGCCTCCTGGATTTCCCCGGAATTCAAGCTCTATATCATCAAAGACTACCAGCGGCTTAAAGGAGAAGAAAGCCATCGACTTGCGCTGGATTGGAATGTTAAGCGAATTCTTACAAGCGCAAATTACCCGTTCTACAGGCATTTCTTTAATTTTCTCTGCGGCCACGTTTCTGCACACTTCGTTCATGCTAATCCTCCTTTCTTGCCGTTGAATGGTTCAAGTATAAATCAACTCATTCCGATTGTCAAGATATTTTTCTTGACTTATTCAAGTTTTTTTGTTATGGTATGGTTTGTAGGGGGTGCTACTATGAACCAATGCGATAGATTAAAACTCATATTGCAGGAAAATAAGCTAAAGCAAAAACAACTGGCAACTGAATTGGGTGTAACAGAAAGCTATATATCTAAGCTCCTAAAAGACCCGAATATCCGGCTTTCTCAATCTCTTGCAACACTAATTGAAGAAAAATATGGTTATCACGCTGATTGGATACTCAATGGTGAAGAACCAAAACTAAAGCAAATCAGCAAGAATAAATCTTTATCTGAATTTCATCAGAGGGCGCTTGCTCAACTGGAGAAGATGAATGACGAACAGGTTAAAGCCGTGCTTGCCTTTATCAATTCGCTGGATGATATAGAAAAATCCTTTTCTTCAGAGAAACCTCAAAATCCCTCTTGACAACACGTATAGCACGTGCTATAATATAATTGTAAGGAGGGGGGAGCATGAAAGACAAAGACCTGCTGAATCTGCTCAAGAAAAACGGCTGGGAAGTCAAGCGGATACACGGAAGCCATCACATCATGCAGAAAGATGGCAAAATCGAAACCATCCCAGTCCACGGAAAAGATGTTCCTACCGGCTTACTAAACGCCATACTGAAGAGGACGGGGCTGAAATAAGCCCCGCTCCTCAACTGATTGGAGGTAGTATCATGCTGTTCGTTTATCCCGCAGTTTTCCATAAGGAGGATGACGCTTACTGGGTTGAGTTTCCCGATCTGGAGGGCTGCCAGACTTACGGGGGAACGCTCAACGAAACCATGGCCTGCGCCCAAGAAGCCCTTGCCGGGTATCTGCTGACGCTGCTGGAAGAGAACCGGGAGCTTGTCCCGCCTTCTGATGTGTCGACGGTTCCCTCTGGTGGTGACAGCTTCGTTACTTTGGTCACATGTGACATCAACCAGTATCAGGACACAAAGGCAATCAAGAAAACTTTGACAATCCCGGCTTGGCTCAACGAACGCGCGGTGTCTATGGGCATCAATTTCTCCCAGGTTTTACAAGAAGCCCTCATGACGAAGATCCAGGCAAACAGAATGTAATGGCAAGCAATGCGCCGGTATATACCCGGCGCATGCTTGTTGGTGGCCGCAGCCCCCAAGCCCTCGGATAAAGCCGCCTCCGGCGTCTGCTTGTACCAGCAGGGGAACGAACGGCGGTACACTGTCGATGGTCCTTCTGCCAGTGTACCGCCTGTCTCACCTCCCTGCGCCGTATCGATCACCACAAACGAACCGCCGCTTTGTTGTATTAGGCGGTTTTTCTCAAAACCACCCTTTACAACATTTGTCTTAGAATATGAATCCAGCAATGATTAACGCAAAAGCCCAGCACCTTTTATGAGCGCCGGGCCAAATGAGGGGGGATGATTAGCGGATGGAAGAAATCAGAACTACAAAGCGGGTTTTCTTATACATCCGGGTTTAGGTCAGCACTGAGGAGCAAGCAATACATGGTCTTTCCATCGGAGCACAAACACAGACGCTGGAAGCGTGGGCAAAAAAAGAAGGACATAGGGTAGTGGGTACATACACAGACGCTGGAATATCAGCCAGAAAGCCCGCTTCCAAGCGTCCAGAGCTGCAACGGCTGTTGCGAGATGTCCAGGGCGGAAAAGGCGATCTGATCGTGTTCACAAAGTTGGACAGGTGGTTTCGAAATATCTCAGAATATTACAAGGTTCAGGAAATTCTTGAAAAATACAACGTGGACTGGAAGACCATCCACGAGGACTATGATACTTCTAATGCCTCCGGCCGGCTGAAAATCAATATTATGCTGTCCGTAGCCCAGGATGAGGCGGACCGTACCAGCGAACGAATTAAGGCCATCAATGAAGTGAAGCGCCAGCGGCTGGAGGCCCTGGGCGGCGTCCCTCCAATCGGCTACAAGCTGGAGGGGAAAAAGTGGGTAAAGGACCCGGAAAAGGAAGCCGCTGTTTCCGCTTTCTTCCGGGAGTACATGGAAACAGGGTCTATTGCCGGGTCAATCCAGAAGCTGCACGACGATTTTGGGGTGGACCTGAGCTATCAGCTGGCATCCAAAATACTGGAGCGCCCAACCTACTGTGGCCGGTACTGTGACGCAGACGGGATGACTCCGCCTTATATTACCTGGGAGGAGCACGAAAAGATTATGTCAATGAGAAAGAAAACTGTCAGAAAAACAGATCATAACAGGATATATTTATTCTCTGGGCTTATCATATGCGGAGATTGCGGAAAACGCATGGGTGGCGCATTTGGTCAAGGCTCTGCCAATCCATACTATCATTGTTCTGGGCATTATGCGAAAACAAGAAAATGCTCCAACAAAGTAAACATGAATGAGAAAAAGCTGGCAAATTATATCTTTGACTCTTTGGAGGAAAAAATCAGGACATATAAATTGGAATTTGATAGATTTTCCATTGAAAACCAGTCAAAAGACTATAACTCAGAAATTGCTTCCGCCCAAAAGAAAATCGACCGTTTGAAGTATTTATTTGTTGAGGGCCTTATATCTATCGAAGAATATAAATCTGACCGCACAGAATTAGAAGAAAAACTAAATGAATTGTCGAAAAAACAGCAAGCGGCTAAAACGCCTGATTTTGAGAATTTAGAAAAATTTCTTGTCCAAGGATGGCGCGATTCTTATGAATTATCGAGCCGGGAAGCTAAACGGAAATTTATTGTGGCTCTAATTAAAGAAATCAGAATTTATCCAGACCGGCATATTGAGTACGATTTAAATACATAATTTTTTACCTTCTATTTTTATATAGTTTATACGACGCTACAGGAAAGAATAAACTATATAAAAGACCGGGAATGCCCCGGTCTTTCCTTAAATCTCGGTTCCGTCAGGGAGTGTGAATCGGATCTCAACCTGGCAGCCCAAAGCCCCCGCCAAGGCCAGAATATCCTTCTCGGTGAAGTTTCCCCGCGTCATTTTATTGGATAGGTTCTGCCGGGTCTGCCCAGAGGCT